CAGATAAACAAGGTAATATAAATTTTGATTCAACTCAAAAGAATCAAAAATTTATTTTAGAATCATTGAGAAAGGACACAATAAAACAATTTCAGGCAGGCAAATATTTCAAAACAGCTAAAAGAATTTATGCTCAAGCAAAGGCTAATAGGGATATACCAGCATTAAAAGCATTATATCCACTAATCTCATCGAATTTGTCAAAATTATCAGCAATTGAATCAGATATAAAAACTTTAATATTGCTCATAGATGAAAAACATAAATTAAATAAGGTACTTACAAATCAGGAATTAAACGTCATAATAGATAAACTTTCAAATATAGTTGATATTAGCTTTAATGAAAAAGCAATGATTGACGCAATAAGGTACACAATTAATAATATTAGATCTGATAATTATATAAATGCTCTTAAAAGTCTGCATTATATAGTTAATTTTATTCACTCAATAACAAATAATCAAACAACTGACTATTTTATAAGAAATAATTTAAAATACATATTAGAAAAATATGTATAGCTTATAAACTAGGTTTATAATCGGTTGTTGGAAATAATAGTTTGTCTTCGTATCCATTAATGAAATCTTTATAAGAAAAATTTTCATCATTTTTACTAAGTGTTTCGATAATATCATAAGTATTCACATTTATTTTTGATAATAAAGATCTAGTTATTTTTAAAACTTTTATTTTTTTCTTATCATCTAATGATTCTAAATTTTTTGTTAAATATGCAAGCGCTGAACAAAAATTACCCATATTTTGCATTAAAACATCTGATTTTATACTAATTTTGTCCGAAAATTCATCTAATAAATTTTCAACATCTTCAAATATTAATTGTTTTTTTGACGACATTTTTTATATATAATATAAAATATATAATATTTTTTTTTAATCTAAAATTTTTTCTCCAGTAAATTATATATACAGATGTCATTGTATAGTGCTAATTATATGCCTATGTCTCATCTAATGGAAAATGAAGGAGGCTACATGCTAGGAGGGTACATGCTTGGTGGAGCTAAAGGAAAAAAAGCTAAGAAAGCTAAGAAAGAAAAAAAAATGAAGAAGGAAAAACTCACACTCGTTGAATTAAAGGACGAAGCTAGACGATTGGGTATTAAAGGTTTTTCTAGAATGAAAAAGCACGAGCTAATGTTAGCTCTTAAAAATCCAGAAGCTCATAATATAATCAAAGGAGCAACAAAAAAACGTGGAAAATCTAAATCACATGAATTGGAGATTTTTACACCTCACAAATTATCTAATCTTAAAAAGTTAGAACTTGAACACATCGCCCAAGTGCTAGAAGCGAGCGCAAAACAACTTAAGCATCACGTAAAACGTGGTTATAAATTATAAATTTTTATATAATGTATAATATATATTATATAAATGCAAAAACCTGGACATCAAATGAAAAAACAGTTAAGAAAATCATTGGATGATTTATTTGATACGTCAATAACAACTTTAAATCAAAGGCGCCAATCAAAGCATAAATTACAAATAGATATTGAAAGAGAGTTAGAAACTGCCAATCCTAGTTTACTTAAAAAATTATATATTGTTATTCAATCTCATAATTATCAAAAGAAAAAACATGATAAATACTATGATAATTATTAAAAAATCTTGTATATTTTTTTATAAAGTATATATATATCAGTAAAAATGAGTCTTAGTTTAGAGCCCATAAATGCTAACTCAAAACATATAGCAAATATTTTTGAAAACAAATATTTTAAAAAAAAATCTTTAGAAAATTCTGCATCGTCATTAAAGCATTTTTTGACTGAAATGCCAAGTGTTAAAGTAGCGAAGCAAATATATTTAAATGATGATGATTTTAGCTTTGAAAAAAATGAAAAATCTCATGGAATTAAAAAAATAGTGATGGAAAACGAAAATCAATTTATATTACCAGTACTCAAAGATTTTCATGATGGAGAAAACGAACGAATTTTTGTGTGTGGGAAATCAGGATGTGGAAAGACATTCTATTTTATTAGACATTATATTATACAATTCAAAGCTAAATATCCAAAATCAAAAATATTTTTCTTTTCATCAAAATCAAACGACATAGCAGTTGATGATTTACCAATTATTAGAATTAATATTGATGATAAATTCGTTCAAAGCCCACCAGATATCAGAACTTTCACGAATAAGGATGGATCACCTAATCTTGTTGTCTTTGACGATATTCAAGATTATAAAAAAACATCATATAATAAAGCAGTCCAGCAATTGAGGGATGAAATCTGTCGAAATGGTAGGTCACATGGATTATTTGTTCTTTATTTGTGGCATAAACCAGCTGATCGAAAAAACACAGAAATTCAAATATTCGAATCTACAGCTACAGCCATTTTTCCAAAAACCTCCGGCTTCGATGATTATAATTATATGGCTTCACGTTATCTTGGTGTTAAACCTGAAAAAATGGAAATATTAAAAAGAGCTAAATCACATTACGTGTATATTACACGTAAATCACCAGCTGTTGCAATAACTGATAAATATATAATGGTTCTATAAAATATAATATTATAAAATTTTTCCTATAATATTATAATGAGTGAAAACGATATATACAAACCTATGAGCGGATTTGAAATGAAAAGATATAATCCAGCTTCTAAAGTTCTAGCTTATCCGGATTTATATAGATACACTAATATAGATGATTTATTTGGTCCATACAATAAGATTATTCTATTATATCCTATGACCAAAATAAATCAAGGTCATTGGGTTTGTCTTTTTCGATACAACAACACAATCAATTTTTTTGATTCTTACGGTATTAGCCTAGACAACGAACGAAAATATGTAAAGTCTAAGTATATTAAAGAAGAAACAGGCCAAGTATACCCATATTTATCATGGTTATTACATAATTCTAAATATAGAATCATTGAAAATAAATATAAATTACAACGGGTTCCATATTCTCAAACATGTGGGAGATTTTGCTCTTTGAGATTATTAAACTACAAATTATCAAATGAAGAATTTATAAATAAATACTTTAATAATGGAATTTTACCAGATTATACAATTACAAAATTAATTAAATAAAAATTATTTTATCATTTATATATATACATAAAATGTCTGACGACGTAATTTACTATAATTTAACTATTGATAATACCTCAACAGGTCTTGCGAATCAGTCGATAGCTTCAATAATTGCCCAAAATACATATCCAATATTAAATAATCCATCCGAATATTATGGGTCGATCATACGCATGAGTACTCCCCAATTTGAGATACCAAATTCGTATTTCAGTGCGTATGTAGATCCAGTAAGTGGTTTAGTTCCTGATATAAATCGTGGCGTTTACCAATTTACTATTCAATGGGGTTCAGTCACACCCCAAGGAGTTTTAACGAGTATCGCATCAAACACTCAAAACGTCATGTGGGTACAACAGGATTTCACGGCAAGTCCAATCCCGCAAAATAATCAACCCTTAACCCCTTCTAGTTATTATTTTATATACAGCTATGAAACGATTGTAGCCAGATGGAATGCAGCTATATCGCTAGCCTATACGGCAGTTCAAAGCCAGATTGGACCTCCACTAGTAGCTAATCAATCACCTTTTTTTATGTATGACCCAACAACACAACTCATAAGCTTATATTCACCACAGGCTTATTCTGAATATTCAGATACTGGATTGAATTTTTTGCAAATTTTTTGCAACGGAATTCTTGAACCTTTTATTAATGGCTTCAGATATTTCGCATTTCCTGATCCTGTTAAAAATGTGATGTTTAATATTCAATCGTATCCTAACCAGCTGACACCAATTAATCAAGTAACATTAAATAGCATCGTATATATAAAAAATACTCAAAATTTTCAGTCATTAGCATATATGAACACATTGAAATCGATCCAAGTAACGACTTCCATGCCTATTACACAAGAGGGATTCTACGCAGGTAGTGGAACAAATACCCTCGGGCAAAATTTGCTACTCAGTTCCGTTTTAACTGATTACATACCAGATTTGACTCAAGGATCTCAAGCAGGTGTCGCAGCGGGCCAGTTTATATATAACGCAAATTCGTTGTATCGTATATTTTGTTTGACTTCGAACACTCCTCTATATAATTTTTCATGTGCCATCTTTTGGACAGACCAATTTAATAATACATGGCCACTTGGACTATTTACAAATCAACAAATTTCAATAAAATTTATGTTTATAAAAAAACATCTAATTGCAAATTTTCTAAAATCAAAAGTTTAAAAATACTATAAAAATTTTATTATAAATATATAATATCTAATTATATATATATATATATGTCTCAATTTCTTAGAGTAAAAGACGAACGTCTTGATACATGCCCAATAGAACATGCTACTTATGTAGTTAAACAGGGCCCACGTGTCAATTACACAAGCATCCCAAGTCAAAATTTAAGTACAAACGGCACCCTCGTTTATAATCTTAATAACATCGGCCCTAATTCCGCTCGTAATCGTACTATTTGGGTTGAATGTGCGGCTACTGTAGTTTTGAATGGCTCAGGTTTATCAGCTCCAACAGCCGGTCAACTGGGCCTTAAGTCCTTTCCTTTTAACCGAAATCTGACACAGGTTCAACATACATTAAACGGTGCCAGTGAAACTTATTTGACAAATCAAAATATTGATTGGCTCGCACAATTGAAAACTTATGCCGCTTGTATGCAAGGCTATGATAATACCCAACCAGACAATTGCCAAGATTACCTCACAGGTATTAGCAATCTATCCCCAATTACGTCCTATACGTCGTCCATTGCAGGAGCTGTTCAAAAACCACGAAACGTCGGTATTCAATCTGCAGTGGTGTCAAACGGCGGAGCTACTTTAACTATTACGTTATATTGGTGGGAACCACTTATTACACCATTTAGCTGTGTTAGTGAAAATAACAAAAATTTGCCTTGTTTGTGGGCGATCGATGGAGAAACGATCACACTTGTAAGCAATGGCTTCACTGATTTATTGGCATATAACCCTGCAATTGGCACTGTTAACAGTCAAACTGTTAATTTAACTGCAGCAAATTTGTGGGTCGAATACATAACCGCTAACGATATTGAATTACCAGCTGTTAGTTTGTACCAATTTCCCAAATATCAACGCTTCCAAAATACTATTAGCAATTCATCCAGTTTTGCACCAGTCACAAATCAACAAATTAGTGTCCAAGTTAACAGCCAGACTATGCCATCCAAATTAATTATTTTTATTCGCGGAACTGAAAATACTCGTGTCCCCACTACCCCAGATTGCTATGCCGTTATTACAGCAATCCAAGCACAACTGGACAATGGTTCAACCATCCTAAACTCATGCCCCCAACGAAAATTGTATGACATTTCAAAACAAAATGGGCTCGGGGACATCAACTATCCTATTTTTGCAGGAAATAATCTGGCCGGTGTTACAGGTGGCTCTTATTACGGTTCGGGATCTGTTGTAATTCTTGATCCAGCCAAGGATCTTAGTATCTCTCAGGACATTGGGATGACCAACAACTCTGCTGGCAAATACACGATGAATTTCCAAATCACTTTTAGCACTCTCAACCCAATCAACCAACCAACAGCATATGTAGTTGCCGTCAATGACGCCGTATTGATCCGAAA